TCATGAGCGTCTCGTGGGCTCGGAGATGTGTATAAGAGACAGTATTTACATATTTTAAGACTAAAGAATGCGAAAACAATCATAATGACTTAATACAGAATATACTTAAAAAGGCATATAACGATGCGACTATGATGGGCGCTTATAATACTTTGCTAAATAAAGAGTTATCCGATAAATCATATTCAGCTTATTGCAAAGCAACGAAATTGATAATGGGAGAAATTTACAACGTAAAAGTCAATCGTTCAACGCAGGAAAGTTTTGACAAATGGCACAAAAAAACTTGCGGGAAAATTATAGACTGTTATGATGGAGTGAACAGCAATAAAAGCATCTTTACATACGGAAATGCGCAGAAATGGCTCAATATGGCACTCAAATATTTATGGCTGCTTGGGGCTTTGCCGAATGATATAAAAGAGAATCGGCTTCACGCCCCGATTGACAGTTATATATTGCAGAAGCTGTGGAATTTAAAGGCGGAAGGAGTAACCTGCTCAGCAGATACGTTTTATTACAAAGGAAATAGTTGGAGTAAAATAAGCGATTACGATGATTATTTCGATTTGCAGAAAGTTATAAGAGATATGGCAAAGCAAGGCGGGAAAACCGTTATAGAGCAGGAAAATGAGGCGTGGATCGAGATGGCAATCGAGAGGAAAAGGAGCTTGGCTCATAAGCGTGAAACGAAAGGAGTAAAGTATGAAACGTGAACCCGATTACAAGCTGAAAAAGCGTCTGGAGCGTATGGAACACGAGAAGAAGATGAACCGGACCTATAACAGAAACTGGATAATTTGCATAGGTTCGCTCGCAATTATCATATTGGCGATTTTTGTGTTCGGCGGGAAGTGAGGTAGAAAGACGGCAAATCCAATAGGTTAAGAAATAAAGGCACGGTCTGCGTAAACTGCCGTGTCTTTTGTTGTTGCATAATATGTAGATGGGAAAGAGAATATATGGGGAAGCGGTAAGCAGTGATGGCGATAAGGCGGCATAATGATGCATAAACAGTGAGCCGATGGCTTGACAATCGACTTTATCAATGATATACTTAAGATAAATTATTACAGCTTAATTTACAGTGTTCGTGAGAGATGTTCAGACAAATATCAACCGGCGAATAAGAAATAATTGATATTTTGGCACAGCTCTTTTGCGAGGGGCTGTGCCTGTTTGTATATTGCGAAATTTCAGGAGGAGATAGTATGAGAATCAGAAAAACTGCTTCGGGAATTACGGCGGCTATAATGCTTGCTACAGTCGTTTGTTCTCCGCTTTGCGATAATCTTCCGTTAGCAAGCGGAGGGGTCGCTGTTGTTGCCGGCGCAGAAAAAGTGAATAGCGCATCTGCCCAAAAGAGCGTTACCGATTACAGTTATACGGTAACTCCGCTCCTTGAGCCGTTCAACGAATATTTCTTTGTAAAGACGGATAATCCCGATCCCTGCTCGTTCAGATTTATTGATAAATCGTCAATCTACGGCGATAGCGGAAATATCAGTCCGAACCGTGATTATTGTTATTTGACAAGCAGAATCAGAATTTTTGACACGCAAAATACAAAATCAGAATAATTCTCATAAATATTAAAATCTCTTTGCTTTATCAGTTTTTCTCAACATAAACAATAACGATTGTTGAAAAACGGCTGATTTTTCAAAGAGATTTTTGTTTTTCGTTTTTTATATGGAGAAAATTCACTTTAACAGCTTCTATTTTATTGATGTTTAAACAGTGTTTTTTTGGTCAGGTCTATTTTATTTACGGAGATAATGGAGCAATGTAGTATTATCATCGTAAAGAAAATAGTGCTGTATATCAGTAGTTTCTTATCAACAGTTCTTTAAAACTGCCTGAAGACAAATTGTTGTTCCTTGAAACTGAAACAATGTCGTAATCCCTATAAAGATCTCGAATAAACATATCATCATTATAAGAAAGCAGAAATTTTCCTTGAATTTGCGAAAGCTGTGACGCAAGACGTTTATGATCATCTTCCGTAAATTCAATATCATAGTATTTTTCTGTTGTGTGATATGGCGGATCAAGATAGAAAAAGGAACTCGTTCGGTCATAAACCTTAATCAAATTCTCAAAGTCTTTGTTCTCTATTAAAACGTTTTTTAAACGGTCTGAAATAACCGATAGATAATCTTTTGAACGGTAGAGTGGCTTTTTACTGCATCCGAAAGATCTGCCATCGGCACCAAAGGATAAGCGCATTTTTATAAAATAGCGTGCCGCTCTTTGTATATCGGTAAAGCCTCGACAGTTCAACTGTTGGATACATCATAAAAAATTTCCCTACTGTTATAAAAACCGTCTATTTCACGCTGAAGCTCTGAGCAATGATATTTAATACAACGCATTAAATTAACGAGATTGCCGTCTGCATCGTTGTAAATCTCTAAATCCGCCTGCTTTTCTTTAGAAAAAAGTACCCAACCGCCACCGCCGAATACTTCAATATAACGATTGAATCGTTCACCGCTTGGGAACGAATCACATATTTTAGTGCGCAAAAGACGTTTTCCGCCTATGCGTGGAATCGGACTATTTATCATCATAAGCCTCCTATAAAAAAATAATGGTGGGGCACTTTCGCCCCACCGATGTAATGTTAAACTTTTTTAAGATCTTTAATATTAAATGCTGTATTTATTGCAAGCACTGTGCTATCCGGAGATTTGTTAAGTACTACACGTTTACCATTTACGCTTGAAACATAAAAACGTTTGAAATAAACCCAGTCATCAACGCTTGAACCGTCATAGGTTTTGCTTCCGCTCTTTATTCGAACGATATCTCCGACATTTATACTCGAAGAATCAGAAGCTGTGTTGCTTTCGGAAACGGCTTTTTTCGATGAAAGCATAAGATCTTTGCAGAACATCCATCCGGTATCCAGTTCTGCTATTCCGATGCAGGCTTCTGTACCGTCTTTCGATAATCGCTGAATAACAAATTCAGTCGTATAAACAGCTGATATAGGTTTTACACCGTTTGAGAAAACCGCACCCGATTTAACCTTAACCTTATCTCCGGGTTTAAAACTCGATATTTTATTTTCGGCTTTATCTTCTTTATTTACGGTATTATTTGATGTAGTGTGTTCTTTGTACCATTTTGCTGTAATTGTAGGGTAGTCCACAAAGCAGATGTTGCTATCAACTTTTCGGTCATCAACAAGCTCTGTTCCCCACTGCCATATTTTCTGACCATAGTTAAACTTGCTCGGAACATCAGGATTATTTGTCCAGTGTGCAAGCCATATATCTATGTCAGTCAAACGTTCTCTGTCATAGTAATTCTGCATCCATGAGGGATTTGCATATACACCCGAAGGCAGCCCGATTTCTGTCATTTTCTTGCAGAATTTCAGCGCCATATCGGTTCTTTCTTTGATTGTGAGATTGTCGATCTGACGCTGTTCCTCCATGTCGAAAAAAACGGGATATTCAGGTTTTAATCCCTTTACAATCTTCACACAAGCGGCAAGTTCTTTGTCAAACGCTTCGTCCGAAGTTGCTTCGAAATACCAAAACAGCCCGTAAGGCAGTTTTCTTTTTATGCACTCATCTAAGTAATACTGAAAATATGTATCAGTATCGGTGCGTATACCGGCACGAAGTATAACAAATTTAGCCCCGGATTTCTCAATTTTATCAAAATTTATGTTTTCCTGAGCACGATTGATATCAAGACCTTTGATTCTCATCTGTGTTGCCCTCCTTGTTATTGCTGTCGGCAAGTCCTTCGCCGATAGTATAAGCCAGTACAGCTGCACCCGACATCAGGCATCCTGATACAGTGGTAGCTGTTTCGTCCGATCCACCAAAAGCGATTATTAAACCGGTTATAAAACCAGTTAATGATAACCACCATTTACGGCTTGTTAATTTGCGTTTCCAATCAATTTTATTCATAATTTAGTCCTTTCTGCCGATTATTCGACATTTGTTATTTCAATCGGTTCTACACCGATTTTTTCCTTTTCTGCCTTCATCTTTGCCTCATACTCATTCATCTCCTCATCAAACCTCGCAATATCCTCCGCCGTTATCCTGTCACGGCTGTAATGATTGCCGAGCTGCATAGCCGCCCAAGCCCTGTCAAAACTGCCGCTTTTAACGCCGTTCACAGCAACCTCGACTATCCATCTGCCAAAATCCAACATTATACCTCACCTCCCGATACCGCCATAGCCTCAAGCGCCGCCACTCTTGCTTCAAGGCTTGCGATACGCTCTGTATCCTCTTCGACCGCAGGCGACCAGTCTGTAGCCTTAGTGCCTTTTTCGAGCTTGATGTTGCAAGCCTTGATCATGCCGTTTTTATCAAGTGCAAGCGCTACGCATTCGAGCTTCGCTATGTCGCTGTCGTCTATCGTCCAAGTCTTTTCGCAGTAGAGCCACTCGTCCTTTTTGGATTTGTTGTTGACGGTAAGCGGTAAAATATGCAGCTTCGTATTATCAGCGGAACGGAATCTTGCCATTACATAGCCGCTTGCGTCAAGCTCGACATCGCTTCTGACCTTTATCCACGCCGAAAGCGTGTAGCTTGTGCCGACCTCGAAATCCGTCAGAAAGTGCCTCTTGCTCGTGCCAAAATATCGTGCATTGCCGGAATAGCCGGTTCTGGATATTGCAAGGCTATTTCCTGATATTCCGCCATCAACCGTTATTATAGTGTTACCGCTCCAGCCGTTTTTGATGTTCCCCGTGCTGTCATACAGCAGATTTCTTCCGCCGATCCCGACAGCATTCACCGCCGCAGTAATATCTGCCGCTGTCGCCGCTCCGACCTCGCTTGCCGTATAAGCAGGCTTATTTTCAGCCTTCGCCCAGTCCGATATTTCGTCTGATTTCAGATACGCCGACAAGTCATAAATATTGACATATAAAAGTTCTGACCATGGAGTATTACCATCGCCTATTTTAATGCCGTGCTGACCGCCTTCAAAGTCAGTTATACACATATATCCTTTCGGGGGAACAAAGGAAGCGTGAAGAGTCCATTCTGTCGGCGAACGCATATCCTGAAGTAACTGAGCTTCAAGAATTTCAGCGTCTGATGAATTTGGATCAGCTACAGAGTGGATCTGCTTTATCGAAAAATAATCTCTGCCTACGCAATAGTAAGCAGAGATTTTTGACGACCATTTATATGCCGAATTATCGGTACTGTCAATATAAAGCACATCGTTTTCGCCGAGTTCCGGAAAATCAGCCGTTCCGCCGGCTTCGACTATTTTGGATACGGTTTGATTTACATCTTTCTTTTGCAGAGTTGATCGTGTCAATCGAATTGCAGCATTATATTCCGCTATTGACGAAAAAGAAACTCCTGCGTTGTTTGCCATTGTAAACGTATACACATCTGGATTACTCGACCTGTTGTCGTGGAAATTTAACCCATAGTATATTACTGCATAACCGTTAGGATAAGCGTTAGACGGAGGGATAATTTCCTGCCACTTTAACGCTGGTGAAAAATTGCCGTGCCTTGCTTGTACACTCGATTCGACTTTTTTGTTGTCTTTCCGTCTTTTGTCGTGTACTCCGATATTAGATTTATGTAATACACAGTGTATTCTGTGTACTGGATAACTCGTGTTATTTCCAAATAAAAATTGAGCTTTGTAAACGGAGTGGCATAAATCATTCGGACACCGTAAATTCCATCAACAACATTAAAATTGCCACATAGTGCGCCTATTCCGCTAGGGTCATACGTTGCCTTGTAACCTTGCACGATAATATCGGGATTTCCTCCATCTAAGCCATATGTAATTTTATCGTCTACGCTGTATCCGATTATGCTGTAATCGTATTTCAGATATTCTTTTGTCCTTTCGGAAATTATAACGGGATCATTTATAATAGTAGTGCTGTTATATTTTCCTGCTCCCGCATTAGATGTATGATCCGCTGCGGCACTATACCTGTTTGACGACTGTTTGGTGCTTTCGGCTGTAGATGTAATGTGTTCTGAAAAGCCGCTGTCTTTACTGAGTGAGTAAGATATAGCTGTTATGGTAGCTTTTTTTAGTTGCACCATTACTCTGTATGGATATTACATCATCCGGCAACAGCCACCCTCTGCCTCGTCTTGATATATCAGCGGCATAGTAATGATAGCCTCCGAGCTTATTCCAGACATATTCCATAATCTCTACTGTTGCAAGAGGATTAACTGCTTCAAGCACTCCCGGCAGAGTCTCGTCATAAGTAGTACCGTTTGCATCAATATAGAACGCTGTATCGGTGCCGATTGTAAAGCGTATGCCTTTTACAGTAAATCCGCTGTCCTGAGCGACTGATAAGCTTTCGCAAGCACCTTCTTCAATTGTTTCAACGCTGTTTGAAGGACGTGTAAATATCAGTTTATCGTTCGCATCAAATTGAGCACTACAACCGTTGCAGGCGGCAATAAAGCCGATTATTTCACGGTATGTGTAATATTTATTTGTCGGATTTGTTGCCTCGCTGTTATAAATCGGTTTCGTTTTTACTTTTGCAAAAGCTTCACAGGTTACGCTCAGGGAAAAGCCGTTAATTTTACTGATATATTTGAGCATTTCCTGATGAGTTGCAGGAAAAGATAAAGATTCGATCTTCCCGTCAGCACTGCCGTTAAAGCTACACGGCTTATCAAGATAATAAAATCGATCATATGCTTCTATTGTCACATATCCCTTTTCTTGAGTTAAATCTGTAATAAAAAATGTTCCGATTTGTGCCAATGCGGTAAATCCGATAAATACAGTCACTTTATAATCATCCATGGTCGGTAACATCGTTGCACGGATTGTTGCAGTCAGTCGTGCTGCCGCTGTTCCACCTACACTAAGACCGCCATCAGACGTGGAACGGGAAATATCTAAAGATACTATATCTTCTATTCCGTAATCTACAGATCCGATTGAAATTTTTGCATTGATATTTCTTACAGGCTTGGTAGCGTTGGTCTTATAATTTGATGATACCGAAATCATATTTCTTCCACCTCCACTGACACATCTTTATAACAATCTCCGAGCTTTACATCGGTAAAAGCATACGGCGCAGATATATCACCTTTTGCATGAACGGTATAAGAATCACTGTTTACCTCAAGCGTGAAACTACTGCTTTTTAATATAGCGAAAACAGACGTCCATTTTGCCGCAGGAATTATGCCAAAAACGACAGAACCGGAGATTTTAAAATCTCCGAATCTGTCCGTATAAGCCGTTCCATTCAGACTATACGAAGTGCTTTCACCACGGCAAGAATGACGGAGATCGCATTCGGTAATGTATTCCGATAAGTCTATATTGTTAATTTTCACCGTCATATCTGTTCCTCCTATAATGGTGATTTTCCTGTTTGCTTCTGTATCTTCTTAATGCCTTTAACAGTAGCTTTCGCTAATGTATACTCATTCGTTTTAAGCGTTACATCAAGTGTATATTGCATCTTTTCCTGTGCGGTTTTCAGCTTTTTCAGTTCCGACACTACATCATTAAGTGTTGCATCTGCTTTTTCTGCTGAAGCGGACACCTTAGAAGCAGCTGATAATCCACTTATAAGCTTACTCGATTTGCTGTTACCGACCTTGCTCGCTCCGATTCCGGCGGCGAGTTTTGCATTAGAAGTGCTAACATCATCCCATACAGTCGGAATGTAGGATGTTATATTAATATTCTGAGTACCACTTGATGAACTGCTACTCGAATTTGTCTTTTTGGAAGACGAGATGGAAGAGCTTTTTTTCTTTGCACTCGATGAACTTGTTTTCTTTGTGCTTGACGAGCTTGACGTTTTCTTTTCTCCTTTTGCTTCAGGTACATAAGCATAGTCAGATGCACTGTAGGTTGATGGCGTATAAGAATATGTAGGTGCTTTATACGATGTTTTTCCCGCACTGCTATATGAATAATTTGTTCCGGCACCGGTATATCCTAAAGCTGCTTTTCCTTTACGCTCCTCTTCTTCAGCAATGCTTTGACTATAAGAAAAATTACCTTCCTCCTCTGAATAACCCTGAGAATAAAGTCCGTTATTATTTCTGACGTTGTTATACCACTCTTTAACCTTATCCTCATTGACATAATCCTTTAACTGAGAATTGAAATATTCTTTCTTTTCCGCTGTATCAAGGAATTTGTTTTTGGCATTTGATAATGCCTCATCGGCTGATTTGCCGCTTCGCAGTTCTTTAACGATATATGAATTCATATCGCTTTGCAAATCGTTATATTTCGTACTCAGCTCATTCGCTCTGATTTCTTCCTGATGCGTTGCAGCATACATTTCCTCACCGATTTTTTGGCAAGCCTCCTTGACTTCATTGTACCAATTTGTGAGATTAGTACCGAAAATAGAATCAATTGTGCTTAATACACCGTCAAACAGATTAACAAGACCGTTTCCGAAAGATTCAAAGCCGCCCATAATATCACCGGATAAGAAATTTGTAACGCCGGAAAAAACATCTGCAAGTGAATTAACAAGCCCCGCAACAATATCAAGAGCCGGACCGAGTATCTGTAACAGCACATCTGCAAGCGATGATATTACAGGCATAATAGGCGATAATGCGCCATCAATAAGACCGATAACAGCTGATAGCAACTTCCCGACTGCTGAGATAACAGTACCGAGCGGTTCGGCAAGCTCAGCCACCAGTTCCAGAATCGGAGTAAGCAGTTCGATTACAACATCAAGTATCGGCAGTAATGCTTCGATCACTTCAATAAGCGGCGGAAGCAAGGTGTCTACAATCTTGATTATCGGCGGTAACAGCTTATCAAAAAGCTTAATCAATGTCGGAACAAGCTTCTGAATAATGCGTGTAACGCTTTCGAGTATAGGCTTAAGCAATTCCATAAACTGTGGCAGTATTCCGGTGATCAACTCAATGAGCGGCGGAATAAGCTCGGAAACGCTGTCAAGTATCGGCTTAACCTGCTCAATTATCTGTGGCAGAAGCTCCGAAATAATCGGTTCGATAAGCTCAATAATATCCTTAAGTACGGGAATAATCTGTTCGCCGAGCGGAATCAGAAGCAGTTCAATTGTACGGGAAAGTCCGTTGCACATATCGGATAAGCTGTTGTATTTAACTGATTCCATCTCACCGAGCTTATCACGGGTTTTGTCAATGCTGTTCCCCATGTGTGCCATAGCGAGAACGGCATCTTCTCCGAGGTCTTCCCACTTTGTTCCGTACAAAGCAACACCTGCGGCGTTGCGATCTACATCACTTTTACATTCGGCAAGCTTTTCATTGACAAGCTTGAATGCTTGATACGCACGGTCACCCCCTGCGGCAAATTCTTCGCCGAGCTTTGTTGCATCAAGACCGAGTAAAGCCATACCGTCAGCTGTAGTCTGACTGCCATCCTTTGCTCTGATAGAAAACTCTTTAAAAGCATCATTCAGAAAATCAACTTGAAACGCACCGTTTTTTGCGCCTTCTGCCATCATAGACATGGCTTCTTCGGCAGTAAAGCCCATATCAGCATAGTAAGTGCTATACTCGGCAAGCTGATCGGCTATGTCACCGTTCTGATTTAAGCCTTTTTCTGCACCCTGAGCAAGGAGACTATACGCTTCCTCGGCTGTAATGCCAAACTGCTTCATCAGAGCATTTGCTCCACGGATACCCTCAGAAACGTCTATATCGTATGTATCTGATAAAAGATATGTGCTTTCAATAACCTTTTGAAGCTCATCGTCTGTGACGTCTTTCATCTGCTGCTTGATGAGAGCGAGCATGTTGGATATATCATCAAAGCTTTCGCCATAATTATCACCGTAAACTTTCTTGATGATGTCACCGTATTTTTCGGCTTCTTCCGCCGTAAGACTGAGTGATGCGGTTAGTTGCTTATTTGCTTTATCAAGATCGTTTGCTGCGGATATAGCTTTTCCTGTTGCCGCTACAGCTACCGTGCCTGCTGCAGCAAGTCCGGCACCAACAGCAACGCCGATGCCTTTTCCGACGCCTTTAAGACCTGTGCCGATTTTTGAGCCTATGCCGGAAGTCTTCTTTTCAATTTCTGAAGAAAGCGTATCGGTACTGTTGATAATTTCTTGCGTATCCTTTTTATAGTTATCAACTACTTTGTCGCCTTCTTTTTTTGCAGTCTGCGTTACAGCTTCCTTGTTTTTCTTTTCGGTCTGCACTACTTTGTCAGACTGCTTCTTTGCTGTGTCTGTTATATTCTTCTGCGTCTTGGAATTGTCGTTCTCTATTTCATCGTTTGCTTTTTTCACAGCCTGCGAAATGTTTTCCTGCGCCTTTTCAACGACTTCTTCCTGTTTTTTTGCACCTTTTTGAGCCGCTTCGGAAACCTTTTTTCCGGCTTCCACCATATCAGCGTCTATTTTACTTAAGTCCGCACGGACTTCAAATTCTACTCTTCCGTCGCTTTCCGGCATAATCTCACCTCTCTTCTGCCTGTTTTTCGAGAATACCCCATAACCGTTCCCAACCGTCCTGAGCCGATTGTTTGTTTACGGGATTTTTAATCGCATACTGTGCTTTGAGTTTTAACAGTGCCGATATCTGTTCCTGATTTTTACCGTTAGGTACAGGGACAGGGCGTGTGCGTATGTCGATAATATCACACATCCGTGTATCGGACGGCAAAGCTCCAAGAAGGGAAACAAATTCCCACCACTGTAGCTTTCCTTGTTCTTTGAATAAGTCGATACCGTAGGCTTGCCTAAATGCGGCATAAATATAAGGTGCATCCTGATCGAAGCTTATCGTTTCTGCTTCCGTGTCAGAGGCATTTTTATCAAAATTGATAAATTTAATCGAAAATTTCATTAACCACATCGACTCTTGTCGAAAGGTTTTTGACTTTCGGAGCAATTACAAACCAATCGAAGATAACATCAAATGAATCTATGCCTTCCAGCTCATCACTGCTCAGTAGTTCAAATGCCGATAAAACACGGTCAAAACTCAAATTTAATGTATAACAAATGCCCCCGACTTCTATACTGCGGGGGCATGACTGTGACAATGAATATATACTCATTAGCGGTACTTGTGTAACGCTCTGATCTGAGCCTTACGATTACGAAGCGTTTCATTTATTTTCGGTACAATAACAGCATTGATAAACGGCACTACCTGTATACCCATTTCAATGTAATTGTCCTCGAAAAATTCAAGCAACTTTTTTGTACCGTCTTCGCCGAATATCAGCTCAAAAATTGCAATTACCGCATTTCCATACGCCTCATAAGCGCATTCAAGATCTGTTTCAACACCGTTTTTTCTTATTTCTTTAAGACGTCTTTCCGCATCAATTACTTCCGTCTGTTTCTTTCGGAAAGCTGTGCAGACGGCATCTGCATCTATGTCTATATCAATGCTGTCGATGACGTTTCCGTTTTTATCAGACAGCTCAAGAGTTTCCGTGATTTTCTGTGTTCGTGTGATTTTGTATGCCATTGTTATCCTCCTGACAAAAATTCAGCAGTGTGCCTGTCGGCACACTGACTGTATTTCTCAACTATTCTCAGCTGCTTGAAACGGACGCAGCCTTTATAGTAGGCTTGCCGTTAAACGCAATTGTACAGCTTATGGTATTCGGTGCTGTAGATTCGCCTCCGCCTATACCGGCTGCGGTAACCGTAACGGGACAGGTAAGTTCCTTGCCATTACGGGTTATTTTGATGTCTGTTACTCGCTTAGAGCCGATCTCATACTGAATTTCATCAAGAAAAGTACAAACAGGATCATCTTTGATGAAGTCGCCCGCAAGCACTACTGTAGGAGCTGCGCCAACAACCGCAGAGCTTGCAAAGCCGCCGTCTGCAAGATATGTCGCACTGTATACGACCTCGTTTATTGCGGTTGTTACCGACTTAAATGCCTTTCGCATATCCGAATATGTAGCCGCTTCTCCTGTAGGAGTAGTATTGATTTCAACCTTTATCTCACTGTTCAGCTCGGCTTTGCCGACAGTAGGTATTACCTGTTCATTTGCCATATTAGTACCTCCTAAAATGCTATCCTGACATCAACAATCATAGAATATATCCAAAAGTCCCCGACCTTACCGACAGGAGCGGCATCGGTTGAAACCGAAGCACTTAACAATTGAACGCTGTCATCTTGCGGCAGTTTGGTCGCTTTCGAGATAAGATTGCCAATATTAAATAGCTGTTCCATAGCTACACCCTGTATCTTGTTCTTGGATAAAATAAGCAACGGCAAGGTTCTGTCCTGCCGCTGTCTGTCAAGTGTAGTACCGTTATACTTTGCCGCTTGCGCTTCGGCGGAAAGTCCTCCGCCGACCGGCAAGCCTGCTGTTTCGATTGTATATCCGAGCTTATCTTCTATAAAATTGAGAATAAGCTCGATTGCTTTTTTCTGAGGTGACATTATTTATCACTTCCTGTTAAAAGTTTCTGCAGTTGTCTTCGCCACTGTTCCCCTTTAACCGATTCCGCTTTATGCGCCCACATTTTGCAGGCTTTTGGGTTTTCATCATGTGAATATGATATAGGGTTACCTTTTTTAGATACGCCATAGTACAATGTTCTTGCATAAGGTGTTTCCCAACGAAGAACCATAGCAATACTATCGTTTCTTATTTCAACTTCACTGCCTTTAGCACGGGCAAGTGCTTGTAACTGTTCTGAAGTCACTTTTTTTCCGAGCGGTGGTACCCAATCGGCAGAGATTCCTGTATGGATTATACTGCTGTTTATGAGAACGCTCTGATCTTGAGGAGCGTAATCGTTGCAATCCTTAAGGAAATTTGACATAAGAAGTTTCATAGCATCATGTGTTTTTTCCGTCATTCTCGCCTTGACTGCCACACTGTTAATGTTTATTTTCACATTCATAACGATAACCCTATCTCATAATGATGTGGAGCATTTGTGTCATACCGCTTTATGCTTGCAATCCTGTATTCCGTTTTTTCAAAAATCACCTTTGCGCCCGGCACAAATTTGAAATTTGACGGAGAGGAATTACGGCAATCGTAATACATGACTGCATCAACCTTTACTTGATTGTTTTGCTTATCGCTTGTATAACTTTCTGTCGGTTCTATGCGGACATATTTCAATGTTTCCGTAGACGTTTCGGAGATTTCGCCCCATCTGTCGGTTTTTTCGGCAACAACAGCGGCAGTGTGTATCAAAAGACTGCGTGGTATAGGTTTCATCATAACGCATCAAGTCCTTTGTACATAAGACCTGTCGGTAAAAGCAAGCCGTATGACGCATTACATATAGGCAGTTTCCCATCCGATACGCTGCTGTTGCCGCCTGTCGAATAGCTGAAGCTGCCGAGCGAGATGTTACTGAAACTGCCGTCATGCACAAACGAAAGTCCACCGTTTGCTGATATATAATCAACCTGCCAACAGATAGCATCTTTAACAACCGTCTGAACCTTTTTATCCAGACTGTCGAACTGAGCTATTCTGCCGCAGGTCTCGTTATATATAATAATGTAAGCAATTTCAAGGAGCTTAGCAAGCTCCTTGTCATTGCCGTCAAACTCTCCGCAGAAAACGTCTTTGTAGTAGTCAGGTGTAACTATCTGCTGCATCGGATACCTCCGCCGGCTTCTTTGACTGCTTAGACTGATTTTTGTTTGCCGAAGTTGTTTTCTGCTCCTGCTGAACTGTGTTATCCGCCAGATCTTCGGCTGTAAATCCTACTCTTGTCATGGAAACCTCCTTAAGTCAGCGCCGTTGTATCACGATTGAGGTAGATGCCCTTTACCTTGTTTTCATATGTTTCTGCGATGCTGTAGGCACGGTAGAAGAACATATAACCATCATCTGTCTGGTTCTCTTCGGGCGAAACTACCTTATTGACCGTGTGCTTACCGAACTGGATAACGGCATCACGGTTGATAATCATAAAGTTGATTTTATATCCGCCTGTTGCTCCTGCATAACCGCCTGCGGTTTCGTTGCTTGAGGTGCCGTCCTTCATGTCAATCGCCGTGTAAAATCTCGTCTGCGGAACGGTTATAATCTTTTCAAAACGATCGAGAATAGCTTTACTCTTTGTGGTATCAACGTTCTTGGCGAGCGTAAGAAGTGTGGGAGTAATATAGAGTATCTTGCCGTCAACGTTTATTTCCGCCTCATCCTGAGCATTGACAGCAATCTGAAGAGCCGTCAGGACAGCTGTACCGGCGGTAGGAGTAGCTTCTGCGGCAGAGAGAATGCCTGTAGCACTTGCGTATTTTGCAAAACGGAAAGCGTCCATTTCGGGAACGACCTTCGTCCTGATGAACTCGCTTGCGAGCTTGCCGAACGCAATACCTGCGGTTTCTTCGTTATCCATTGCGTCAACAGAGAACTTACGACCTCTGTCATAGTTGCAGGACTTTGTTTCATAAGTAATTGTAACATCACCCTTGACATAGCCGCTTGAACGTGAGTAATCTGCAAGACCGTCCATGCTCATCTTAGGAATGAGAAACTCTCCTGCCTTTGCTCCCATTCTCACCGTATCCGCATCAGCATCAAGAATAGATGTGGCGGAAGCCTGCTGATAGACTGTATCGAGCTTGTCGATATACGCCTTGAATTTTGTAATTGAATTTGCCATAGTGATTTTCCTTTCCGGGCTTACTTAATACCCATTATCTTGTTGATTCTTGCTTCATCAGCTGTCTTCTGTTCATCGTTTACTGTCGCAACAGCTGATGTAATTATTGCCTTGGGAGGCTTTTCTCCCTTGAAGCTGGGATATTTTTCGATCACACTGTCAATAGCCTTATCAAGTGTAACATCTCCGCCGACCTTTGCCTTTGCAAGCGCAAGCACATCCTCAATGCAATCTGCCGCAACGCCGACAGAAAGTGCGTGAACCTTGCCCTTAAGCTCGGCTATCTCCTGCTTGTTTTCCTCCTGAGAGTTGTCGCGGTCGACGGGGGATTCCGCACCGCCTGATTTTCCGTCGTCAGCCTTTCCTGTTTCTGAATTTCCGGAAGGCTCGGCTTTCTGCTCAGCGTGCGGTTCGGACTGCGCAACAGTTTCCGTGGCAGTGCCGTTCTGTGCGCCGCTCTGAGCAGAGGCAGCTGCCTGTTCCGCCTGAACTGTGCTTTCGGCATTCTCAGCTGCCGATGTTGTGATTTTTTCATCCATAATGATTTTCCTTTCTGTAAAATGGGTAATATAAAAACAGCACCATGAAAGTGCTGTTTTAATCATATAATTTGTCATAAGAAAAACACCCTCGAAAGGGTGCTTAAACGTTGTATTTATCTCTTATGGTTTTAATTCGTTTGCGAAAAGCTATGGTTAAATCCATAAGTTCTTTTGCTGATCTGTCATCTCGTCCGTGAAAACCTTTATACTTAGATTCAATATTGGCGTATTGTGACTGATATTCTTTTTTTAGCTTTTCTAATTCTTCATAACAACCGTCAGGGTAGTTTTGAGCGTTTATATGCAATTCCGAGTTTTTCACAGGCTCTTTTAATTCTTTCATGTTGTTCATCTCCTAACGGTATGAGTTCTGGATTATGAAATAGAATATCGTCAACTTCAAGTCTTGCTTCTTCATAAAGTTGTTCAGCTAAATCAGTAGGTGTCTTATTTTTAATAATCATCGTGTAAAGATATTTCTCGTCACAAGCATACGAAATGTATGAACCGTCTCGAATGCTTTCGATAAGGTCTTCCTTACTAAAGGAATACTGACTTTGTCCCTTAACGTGATTATGGATATTGATACTGCCATCCATTTCATCACCAAGAAGCCCGGTATTGACAGTATATTCATCACCGTAAACAGTATACATTTTTCCTCTTTTGTTTATTACACGACATTTTTCAATAGGACTTTCCGATTCTTCCGTGATAAATTTCTTTAATTCAGAAGAAACAGCTTTTCCATCATTGATATCAACTTCTCCGTAATTTTCATAATGATGTTCAGACCTGTTAACAGATTTACCTTTGCCGCTTGACCTTATTATATCATCAACAGCAGAATTGTCAATATCAATAAGTTTTATTTGATCCTCCTCAGTCTTAACCGCCGCCTTATAGCTTGCAGTAGTCTTTGCCGCCTGACTGCGTCCGTAACCGGGAGTAGCGGTGCGGTCGGGCTTGTATGCAAGCCCGTTTTTCTCACAGTAGCTTTTAAGCTGCTGTTCCTGCTGCTTCAGCTTATATGCCGCCTTGTCAAAGCCTTCTTTGTCGCCGAGAGTGTCAAGAGAGGTACATTCCCGTTTGGAAGCTCTGACCTTACGTTCAAGAGCACGTTGGTTGCAGATTTTTTCGTACTGTTCGGCATTCTCCTTTTCGTCATACGGGAAGTAGGTCTGAACGCTGATACCGGGCAGGAACGGATAGATCTGATGACCGCAGTTTATACCGAGAAGCCCGGCAGGCTTGCCGTAGGAACTTGACCGCCAAGCATAGAATTTAATGCGCTTGCCGTCAAGGTCGGTAGTATAACCTCCGCCACCGTTGCGGTTGAATATTTTTCCCTGATCTTTCGCACACAGCGGTCTTGCACCGCTGTGACTGCTGACCTCCACCAAATCAAGCCCATACTCATCCATAAGCGAAAACTGTGTTTCTTTCGCAACGCTTCCGACAGTGGAGCGTATACACATATTAGTATATGCTTCCGGTGTCCAGTTTCGACCGGTCTTATCTACAAAAGCCGGGATACCTTTCTGCGTCATTTCGCCGATACATTCCCGCATAGCACTCTGACGTGCCTCTATGCCGGTAACGACCTTTCCTGCAGCCTTATTAAGACTGTCTATGTATTCCTGCTTGTTTGCAAGCTCGGCGGTACGGTTGATCACCTGCATAGCGGCGTTCTTCGCCTTGTACTTCATCGTTGTATTTGTAAGATTCAAGTCTTTCTTTGCCTGTTTTTGAAGCATTTTAAGGCTGTTTAACATATTGCCGGACATTGACGGTGTGGCTCGTTTGTCGATAAGCCCTTCCTGCACCATACGTTTTAATCCCGGTGCAAGCTCCTGAATAGCGGAATTTGCCGCTCTTTGAAGTGTAAGCTCCAGAAGCTCGGGTGTTTTACCTGCGTATTCGGATATTGTTTTAGCGTTCTGCTTTGTCAGCTTGCCAAGCTCGGCGAGCTTTTTCATTTTCCACTTTGCCGTATCTTCTTCGATTCTTCCTGCGGCAAGGTATGCCGCTATGTTTGCTATAAGGTCGGTTTCAAGACCGACTATAAGATCGGTTATGCCCTGCGACAGCTGTAGGGAAGTCAGCTTATTCATAACTGTCACCGTCCAGTATGCCGCCGTCTATGTCGTTTTCTTTTGCAATACGCTGAAGCTCTTCTTTAGCTTCGGCTTCATCTATATTCTGTGCTTCCATAATAGCACGAATTTTTGATTTAAGCCCTGCCTGAACAAGCTTGATATTGTTATCTATACGGGTGTTGTCATCGCCGATAATGTTATCCTGCCAATTGACAGAAACCGTATAATCTTTGCTGACCTCTTCTGAAGCCTGTGTTATTTCTATAATCGCCGTTGCAAGACTTTCAAGCACCTCGGATATGATATTCTTGTTATTCTGCACGGTGCGAAGTGTGTCCTTTTCATCGGCGGCAACTTCTGTCGCCGTTTTTACGCCGGAATTACTGTCAAAAGAAAGCGTTCCCGGAGAGAAACCAAGCTGAGTGCTGAGTATATTCAGCTGAAGCTTCAGGGCTTCGACGTGTTCGGTTACTCTGAGTGACTGGGTATTGTCGGATATATTCAACTTCGGCGCATCATCGGCATTGAACGCCTGATAAACTTCGTCATCGGTGTCGAAGTATTTTACTTCGTTGCCGTCACTGTCATAGGTTGATTTGACACATTCAGACGGAATAATGATACGCTTTTTGCCAAGGATAAACTCCCGCTCCAAACTGTCGAATATTACATCTATTTCCCGTAGCGTGTCTATTGAATTTGCAAAAACAGGCAAACCGAGCGGTAAATCGAAAACCATATTGTTTCCAACTGCCGGCTTAAAATAGCAGAATAACGGCGTTTGAACGCCTTTGAACACTCTTTCGTATTCAAGCTTCGGGAACAGCTCGGAAACCGGTACTGATTGACCAAGATAGCTTCGTGAATCACTGCGCCGCAGTATATGATAGATATGAACGCCGTCCGACTGCAATGTATGATACTCGAACAGTTTATAGAAATAACCGTTCTGAACATAGTCGTTGCAGAAAATACCTTCTGTGATCTGCCTGTTATTCCATTTTGTCGGAAAGAAACGATCGGCATTTATGTAATTCAGACGTATCACATTATCTTCAAGATACACCTTTATTACTCCTCCGCCGAGTGCGTATGACCGAGAAAGAAATTCGGGAAAACGCTCCCAGAAACAGTTATTTTCAAGGACTTTGCTTACCGTATCATTGTACTTTTCGTCATCAATCGATATGTCGCACTGTTCCGAAAACGTCATTGTTGCAAGCTTGTCACAGATTACCTTTGCCATATTCGTCATAGCTCTGGGACGGCTTTTCTTCTTTATTCCGCTGTTTGTAACCGTCCTCCAAGGAGGTTTACCCTGATAGATGCGTTTTGCAGGCTCGATGTGCCGTGTATAATAGTCGGATATATCGACTATCGGCACGTTCGGAAATGCCTGCTTTATATAAGAGTATATCGACATCAATTTTTCCTTTCTGCGTCGAAGACGTTACTCATGTAAGCTTCGGTGCTGTATTCCTGTGCGTCAAGGCTATCAATATTTATGCTTCCGTCATCAAGACGTATTTCGGTCGCCGCATTTGGCTTCCATATAGCAGTTTGAAATGCCTCTATCGTATGTTTGCAGTGCGACATTATTTTATATCTGTCAGCCGCAATCAGACGGTTATAGAACAATATACGGTTGTTGATAGAACCTTTCCGGGCATTGTGAATATTGACCTTTAACTTTCTTCTCTGAGCGGCAAGGCGCACACCTTTGATCAGTATTTGTTCTGCTGAATCGAGATAAACCTCTGTACATTTCCACCTGCGGCATACACCTTCGATAAAAGTGCAGAAGTCGTTTTCAAGCTCATACGGTGATATTGTTTCTTTACGATAGTATTCGTCAAGCGTTACGATCGACTGAAAGCCTTTAGTGAATCCCGTTGCATTAAGCGTGTGAGCCGAACCGTTCCCGCCGAAGTCGCCGCCGATCGTTACAAACATCAGATTATCCGGAGGTGTATCAATGATGTATCTTGACGGTTTGTCTGCAAACAGCGGGTAAATAACACCCTCCGCCGCTACCCAGTTGCCTCTGATAAAGCGTTCAAAATAAACACCCGTGTATTCCTTTTTGATTTCCCGGACATATTCTTCAGGAAGCGTTGTGTTATCATCAATCAGGAATCGCAATACAAGCATATCGACTTTCGGATTGTCGATGTATTCTTTTTTCAGCCAATGTGTCGGTACGTCCGGGTTCGTTGTTGCAATAAGTTTTGCTCCCTTGACTGACAATCGGGAGAGAAGCATCGAAAAGAAGTCTTTCGGGAACAGCGTCAACTCATCGCAATAAGCTCCGCCAAGCGTCATGCCTCGTATCTTATTCTCGGACTTTGCATCATTAGCACCTTCAAGGAGTATCTTTCTTCCGAACAACTTACCCTCTTTTGTTGACAGCGAATACTTGAAGTTGTCTTCTCCGACAAGCTCCTGCAATAGCATAAGACAGTTACGCTTTAATGTCTGTAACGTTTTTGCCGACATCAGATAGGCATAATCTGTCGGACGGTCGGCTATCCAGAATGCCCAAAGGATAAGCGATATCCATGTCTTGCCGCTACGGACAGAGCCTTCAAGCAGATTAAGTCGATGGAGCTTATTGTGTTTGAGCAAGCTCATCAGCTCCTGCTGTTTGGCTGTGAAGATCAAATCATTTGACATTTTTCACAGCCTCCAGTATAGCGTCAAGCTTGCCTGCACCGTCATCTGACATAGCAACGGGAGTTTTGCTGTAGGCATCACCGGCTTTATTTGTAAGGAAGAATTCTACTGCCGATTGATTCGGCGGTACTTCTCGGGTGATTATCTCAACGGTTTTTCTGCCGCCGACAATGCGTTCCCTGCGTTCCGTAACGGTGTAACCGGTAGCGGCACGGATCAGTGCCTGTTCAACATCTGCCCGAACAAGCTCAGGGTTGTCGGCTATTAACTGCCTGACTTCTTCAGAGCGGTCGATAATCTGTTGTATTGCCTTTTGCCGCTTGCTTTCGGATGTATTCAGATAGCATTCAACAAGGCTCTGAACGGCATTCACTCGCTGTTCGGTATCAGCTTTTTTGTATTTGTCGAGATCGGTTGCAATGCTGTTTATTGCCCTTTTGCGATTGCTTTTTCTCACAGTTTGCTCACTCCTTTCGGGCAAAAAGAAAAGAGCCTTATAAAAGCCCTTATTCTGCGTTTGATTATGTTGACGTGAAATTATCCCACTTTGATTTTTGAAACGGTTTAAACGGCAATTAAAACGCTTTTATCGGTAAATATCCCGTTGGGATTATATCGGGATATGCTTCGCCATTCCGATTTTGAAAAAAATCAGATTACTTTGCGTATGTATACAGCCGTTCCGGTGGGGAGCGTATCGACCAACACCTTAGTTGCTGCACTTGTCTATATCGACCGCACAAGTTATCCTGTGTGACTCACCGTAAAGAGTGATCTCTATAACGGCTTTATGCTGTCTTCGGGAAAATTTCACTATTTTGTGCTCGTAGCGTTTGAGATAGCCGCTGTCTATCTTTAAAGTACCGTTCTCTATATGTCCTGTGCTGACCTTGAGTATATCGGGATTACGACATAATCCTATGATATATTCTTCTTCTGTACAGGACAGGCATGTTGTTTTGCTCACAAAGTTTCCGACACCGTGTATTTTGCGAATGGTATAATAATCATCGGCTGTCAGACGGTCGGTCTGAAAGAATATGTAACCGTCGAACAGCGGTCTAATCTCTTCGTGCCATACACCTTTTTTGCGATACTTGTACAACTCTCTCGGCACATACGCTGTATAACCGAGTTCACGCATCGAGTACATAACAGCCGTTTCAGAGCCTGACTGTACATATATTACATATATCATTCGCCGTCACCCTCTTTCTGCTTACCTTTGATATATGTGGCAAGCTGAGAATACAACTGAGGGTTATCCTTAGCCATAGCGGTAAATATATCCTCTTTGAACACATCATACGCCGCATCCATTGAAGAGCGGTTCTTAGCGTCTGTGTCCCGCTTGTATGTTGCCGCTTTTATCAGCGATGGCACTGCGGCAATCAGCTTTTCGGGCGGGACATTTTTTAGACGGTCATCGCTTAAATTCTGGATTGCTTCCATTACTTTATGGTTTGTTAATCGGGCAAGAGCCTCGGAAACATCAAGATCCGGATATTTGGCAAGCTCCTCGTTTATAAGGCGGAAGTTGTTGCTTATAAGCATTACCTGTTCAAGAGAAGCGTTTAACGCCTGTGCATAACGTGCCACCGAAGATTTTGATACTTCATAACCGTTTTCCCGAATGAAGTCTACAATGTCACTGTAGCGATATTCTGACGGGTTATTTATCATCATATCAACTGTTTCCCTGATGTCGCACGGCAGCTTATCGACTTTTCCTCTTTTACGGTTACGTTTCTTCATATATACCTCCTTACAGACTTACAGATCTATGCAAGGATCATCGATCGCACCGTTAACAAGCTGAATGCCCTTAGCGGTAAGTTTACCCGCAAGCTGTGTATAATCATCCCCGATGCAGTCCACAGCCTGCTCAGAACGTATCTTGACAAGGCGGACATATCCGCCTTCAAGCAAATAATTTAAGCTGTCAAGTGCTTCATTCTCAGCGATCTGAGGCTCAAGAGCGGCAGTTACATCTACGAGATTGACATAATCGGTACGGAGCAGATTGATTGCTCTGATCACAGCCCCATTGTTTTTAATAAACTTGTTTTTCCTGAGCTGATTCTTAATGTTCATCAGTTGCCCCTCCTGTCCTTATCGGCAAGATTATCTATCTTTGTTTCCAGACGTGTCATAACACGGATAAACTCGGAATTTTTGACTGACGTATCCTTAAGTTCATCAATTGCACTGTCAATCTTGTCTATAGTGTGCTTGATTTCTTCGACTTCTGCCTTTGTGGCATATCTGTCGTTCAGGCTTTTGATATCACTCTTACATTCCTTTATCATATCAATATGGCTTTCGAGATCAGATCTGGTAACGCATTCGTCCTGTCTGTCTATTGTACGTTTGACGAAATACGATATAATGCCGATTGCAGCTGTGATTATTATGTTAATAGCTGTTGATAATATTGCTCCGATTTCCATTATATAAAATCCTTTCAAATGGCTTTATAATGCGTAATTTTTATGTACTATATCTGTCTCTTATACACATCTCCGAGCCCACGAGACGCTCATGAATCTCG